GCGCCCTCTGAAGAATTGATATGCCATTTTAGCGGCTCTTCTTCTCAATCTCTTAGGATCAGCAAATCGGTTTGCTTGCATTGCTCTTGCTCTTACTAAACGTTTTTGAATTCGTTTAAATTGTTGCGCTCTTTGTCTACGCTGTGCATATCCAAGAACTGCTTCATCTTGTTGTTCTAGTTCTTCTTTCAAATTCATTCCCCTTTTAACTGCATCAAACAATGCTTTTGCATCCGAGTCAGATAATTTTGATGGCACACCTTTTTTGAAATTAGCAAAATCATCAGATGCTGCAAAACTTCTCATTTTAGATGCTGACATTCCCTCGACGCCCTCTGCATCTGGATCACGTTCTCCAGCAGAAACTACTTCAATAGTTTTAAAATTGAAATCTTTTCCATTGTACTTATTGAGTAGAGTTTTAAACTCTGAAACTCTATCACTACCAACAACAACAATTAAATCATCATACTTGCCACTAAGTTCTTTCGCAACTTCAATAATTGTTTTTGCGCCAGAATTTTGAACCATTGGTCCAAATGCCTTCTTTGCAAACTTAACTTTAGTCTTAAAGTCTAGCGGATCTTTTTTTGGATTTGTGCTGTGCGATAGATACAGTTTAGCATCAGCGTTGCGCTGTTTTGCTTCTGCTTTGATTCTTTCGGCAAGTTTTTCGTGTCCATTTGTCATTGGGTTCATGCGCCCGAATGAAACTACGACTTGCGATTTTGTTGCTTCTGTTAAAGAAGCCTTGAATGTTTTCATGTTTTTAGAGTTTTCCGTGGACTTATCTGTTCAGGTTTGCCGTAGCCTAACTGTGTTATAGTTTATTTATAATTTAGTTAAATTAGGGTCTCAAATCAATTCTAAATGCAAGCCCAGTAATACCGCTTCTAGACTTACCACGAACGTCAAATTTAATTTTGTTTTTGACACTTTCAACATATTTTTTATCAATAACATAAAATCCTTTAGGACTAATAATGCTATCGGCGACGGCGCCTTTGTATTGTGCTAGAGAAATCTCACCCGTCATTGCTTCATACAATAATGCTGTTGCATATTCTTTATCCGAATCGATGAATTTCAACAAGGACTCCATAAGGAGTTCTTTGTTTTGTGTCATCCAATATTCATAACTCTTGTCTTTGATAATCTTACCACTTTTGATAAACTCATTGATGACTTTCTCTGAAGCATCATCAAGAATTCTTTTCTTGTTAGATTCCGATAAAAGTCGGGTGGGCATTGTCTTCAACTCTTTGATAATAGACATTAAAACTTTACTTTTTGCAGCACTAGGAATTTGTTTAGCCGCAGCCTCAAACAATTCTGCGGTAGACGAACCTTGGCCAGATGCAAGCTGAACAGCACCTGCCATCTTAACAGAAACAGAATATACTTTCGTTCCTATCTTCAATACAATATCAGTCTTTGGTTCAGGCTTCGCAGAGATTGCGACACCAAAAGGATTAGAGGAATCATCCGAATGCCATGCTTCAACTTGTTTATTGCCGGCAAATTTGTAGATATGGTCGACACACTTTTCTGCTTGGCCTAAAATGTTTGCAGAAAGTGGACGTGAATGAATTTTAATTTTATTGTTTTTGATTTGAATTTTTTCAGCAATTGCAAATTCTAAATCTACGCCTTCTGATGCCGCCATATTACTCTCCGTCTTTTAATTATTATACTGTGAAACTACTGCCGCAACCACAGCGGGCTTTTTCGTTAGGGTTTCTAAAATCAAAGCCTTCGTTGAGACCATTACGAATCCAATCTATCTTTAATTCTCTCATATAGATATCGCTTTTTGAGTCTATAAGAACTACAAAATCTTTCTGTGCATAGTTAATCACACCAACTTCCATTTCATACTTATCAACATATTCCATCGTATATGCTAAGCCACTACAACCAGTAGTCTTTACGCCCAATCTAATACCAACTCCTTTGCCGCGGTTATGAAGTTGTAATTTAATTATCTCGTATGCTTTTTCAGTTAGTGTAATCATGTGCCATATTATCTCTGCCAGCCTTTAATGATATCAGGCGAGAAGTTTGCATAGCTGAATTGCATTCTGTCAACTAGCTTGACTGCATTGCCTTTAATCTTGTCAATTGCAACATAACCCTCAACTCCAGTCACTTCGTAACCATTCTTAGTCAGCAAGAAAGTATTCAGCGTCTTTACTTCATCCATCTTCTTAATTAGAATCAACTTCGCTTCGGCTAAGAGATTCATCATCGTGAAAATGTCTTCTAAATGCGCTTTGTTTTTTGGTGAGAAGAATCTAAGCACTTTGCTTTTCTTAAGCATCTGAGTAGCACGACCACGTTCGCCTTTGCCCTCTGCTTGTTTCTCGTAGTAATCGCCAATATATGTAATCAATTCTATAACGTGTGCTTTGACGTTAGTGATTTTCAACTGTTGGCGTACTTTTGAATTGTTGAATGTCTTGATTCTTTCAATCAAGTCTTCATCTGTATTGATGTAGTTTAGAGTAGGCGCATCTAGCTTTTGGAATATCTTTCCAGCTTCAGATAGAATTGCTGTCACATTGTCATTCTCTGATTGTGTGAGTGTAGCTTTACCTGACACATCGTGATAGACTGCACTTGTCATCCAAACGTTTGGATTCTTTGTAAGTGTGCTTAGAATGTCTTTGCCAAAGACTGCTGACATTGACTCAAACGTATCACCTTCGTAGATTGTATGCCAGACAATGCCGATCTTTGCTTTTTGTATTTCTTTAGCAAGTTCAGTTCCTGTTGGTACTGCATACACTAGCGTGTTTGGATGAAACGTAACATACGATTCACCATCAATTGTTTCTGTCTTCAAGTCTGGTTGTGTGAATAACAAGTCACCTTGAATGACACCTTTGATGTTGATCTTAGGCAAATGCATCAAACATGCTTTGAGTTTGTCTGCTAAATCGCCAGATGTGTCTGCGTCAACTTCTGCTGGGGTTTTGTATACTTTGGGATTTTTATTGAAGACACCCTTCTTCGCAACAAAGAATTTGCCGTCTGTTGGGTCTTGTCCTGCAAAGACTGCTGGCGCGCCATCCCACTTGACTGAAATGTCAACTTTGCTTTTGGAATGTCCAGCAAGCATATCACGCACCGCTCTGAGTGCGTTTATGCTATCTCTAGTGCCTTCAACACCACCATTTAGAACATCGTCTTCCGCATGTTCTAAATGAACGTTTTTCTTCTCTATAAGAAATTCTTTGAATTTAAACATGATAGGTCTGTCGTTAATATAGACCTATTTATAATTCTTCACATTCAATACACTCAACTATAATCGTCTATAGTTGTCTATAATTGACTATAGAATTACCTTCGCATTGCCGCTTGATCTTTTGCTTCATCTATAGAGAAAATAGGAACTGCATTGCTTTTGTGTAACGTGCCGATGCCAATCATCTTGTCGCCAGTATATACTTTACCGTGAATTGGCTTAGTGCATTTGCCGCCAAATGTCGCTAAACTTGGATGACGTACAGTTTCACGTATTTGTGCTTTTGCTGGTTTGTGTGCTTCTACTATCTTAGGCTTTTTGATGCCTTTAGAGAATGAAGTAGTCGGCAAGTCATCAAGCCACTTTTGATACTCTGCATCTTTCTTTGCGGGAGTTTTTTTCTTTTTTGATTTTTGGTATGTGTATATTAACATGATGTAAGTTCGTCAACAAAATCTAATAATAATTTGTGGTTTCGTTCTTCGTGCCAATGTTCTGATATGTATGCTCTAGGCTTCTCGTACCAATATTTCTGACTCTCGGGATGACAACCAATCACACCCACACGATTTTGAATGATTGCCATAGCATCACCATTCGCATATGTAGAGACTATTTTAGCACGTTCTAGGTTGCCTGTCAATGCACAACCGTCGTAAAAAAACATCGTTTCGGGTTTGCCGTTCCATGTTACGTTCGCAACGGTAGAATAAGACCTACGAATGTCTGCTGTATCTTGTTTGATATACTGAACGGGTTCAATGCCATTCAGTATATCAAAATAATAACTACCAGCCCAATATGCACCCATACATATTCCAAGATAATATCCTTTAGACTCAACAAAATCTGCTATCATATTAGAAGATTTGCGTCTAAAGAATCTATCATAAGAGCTTGCATCTCCGATACCTCCAGGAAATGCAACTATATCTGTATTGTTTAAAACTGTCAGTAAATCACTATCAACACCGAACAAATTAATTTTATAATTTGGTGATAATGCTTTAATCATTCCATCGCAACAATCCATAGAACACTCTGGATGATTAACAAACAATGATATAGATTTCACAATCTATGATTCATTTGATAGTTATCATTTTAACACTAAGAATGCCAACATAATACTTTGTGAGAAAAATCCAATGCCGTTTGACAACATGTAAAGTTTGTCTTTCACAATTGCTGAACGAATAAAGAATAGTAGTAATCCGCTCCAAATTAAGATAACCATACTCAATGGAGGCAATACCGTAGGTTCACCTTTAATCGCTAAGTGCATTACTGGCACTGTAGAGCCATGAATTAGAATCAATCCAATCCAACCACAAATCTCACCAAACTGACGTACAACCCAATTATACCAATCTGCAATTTTAATCATTTCAAATGTCTTTCTTAAGTAACCTAAGAGTAGGTTTAAATTTTTGATAAAGGCCAATTTCATAAAATTAAACTTTAAGATTGCTAAAATCTCTATTTTTCTGCATTCGTTTACCGAAACTAGACTTATCAAATGCGGGTTTATTATCTTCAATCTGTCCACTATCTGAAATGTTAGTCTGTGCAGAATCTTCTGCATCATACAGTTTCATTTTCGCTCTGTCAATACCAATTACGAATCGTTTATTAGTAGTAGGATCGCTGTATCTATTCTTTAACTGTTTGACCATAATCTGATTCAAGTCTGCAAGTTCTTCGGTTGAAATCAAAGCAAACATCAAGTCTGCTGTAGCAGGCAAACCAAATGATTCTGATGTGTCTTCAAGTCCAACGTCCGAGTTTGTGAAACCACTTCTCGTTGTTTGTGTAGCTGATACAATTGGAAGTTTATGTTCAACAGCAAGTCCACGCAACTCTTCTGCAATTGCTTTAATGTATGTGTAAGAATTAATTGATGCGCCCATCTTCATACGTGCGGAAGAACATATGTTCAGATAGTCAATGTAAATGATATCGGGAATGAATTGACGTTTTAGTTTCAACTCATTCAATAAATGCGAAAAGTGGTTTACGTTCGCACTAGCAGTTGGATATTCTTTGATGATTAGCTTGCCTTTAGTCTTCTCACGTAGAGTTTCAACTTTCTTCATGTATGTTTCTTTAGGCATACCAATCAATCTATCAAGTTCAACGTTCATCAAGTTAGCATCAATACGTTCTGCAATACGTTCTTCAGCCATTTCCATTGTAATGTATAAAACGTTCTTACCCATCGTCAGATTGGCTGCTGCACAATGACACATAAACAGACTTTTGCCAACGCCAGTGCCGGCAAGAACAATATTCAAAGATTTTTCTGCAAGCCCACCTTTAGTGATTCTATTCAGATAGTCAAGATCAAATGGAATTCGTCTTTCAACTTTATGATAGAAGTCATATCGTGTTTCTGCGTCATCAATAAAATCGTGACCAATATGATTATCAAAAGAAACCGAAAGTGCATCTGCTAGAATTTTTGGAATTGAACCCTTATCAAGTTTTTCTGTATTGTTCTTATTCTTATCATCCAGAATTTGAATGCTCTGCATGATGCCGTTGTAGATAGCTTTTTCTTGGCAGAAATCTTCTGTAGCATCAATCAGCCATTTAGTATCTGATACTTCAGGATCAATTGTGATTTGTTTGACTAGTGCAATAGTTTTCTTGTGTTGATCGTCAGTTAGATTAACTCTCTTATCAATCTCAATAATCAACGCTTCTTGTGTTGGCATTGTGTTATACTTATTCACATAAGTTTCAATTTCAGAAAACAATAGTTTTTCTGAAGACTCTTGAAAATACTCGCCTTTAATGAATGGTAAAGTCTTTCGTGTATACTCTTCATCCAATATCAGGTGTTTCAGTATTTTTTGTTCCAAGTTCATTCTTATACCTTTTCTCTGCTGCCTCTAATGAATGTCTTAGAAGATCATTTAAAATCTCACCAAGATGTGATTCAAAGTTTTCTGTGCCTTGAAGTTCTTTGTGTTCTTCGCTTATTATATCATAGTTGAAGCCAATTGAATAGGTTCCGTCAGAATTTTCTTCATCGGCGAAAGTAATTTCACCAAAATGAAATACTGCGTCTTTAAAATCTCCAGCGGTAATTCTAATTGTTGCGACAACATCCTTATCTTTGTATCTGATATCGTCTTTGGTGACTTCATAAGTTTCTTCAATCTTCATTGGCCATCTCCAACTCTTCTTCGTCATCAGCAACACCTTCAACAGCATCTTGACCGTACATGAATTCTTTTTTACATGCTTCGTCAATCAAGTTTAGAATTTCTTTAGTGAAATACTTTTCTGGTTCAGCATTGATGTTCTTACCAAAGACTTTAACACCATTTGATAACACATATTGA